TTCACATTCTCTAAGAATTAATTCTGCAGAACTCATAGTAACCGCCCCACTAGCAAGAGATGCAGAAAGAGCAGTTGTTTCAAACTTTATTAGAGTATGAGCAACATCTTTTGAATTTCCATAATAAGTTTTAGAAATTTCTAATATTTCATCTAAACCAGTGTTTTGAGTTGGTTGTTGGAAATAGATTGTTGCATCTTTTGATGCTGTTAAAAAAGTATACATTAAACAACCCTCCCTTTAATATCTTTTGCTGGAAACTTAACTTCAAATATTGATGGGTCTAATGATGGGTACACCATTTTACCTTTTGTTGCTTCTGCAATGTTATATGAATTACTTGAATATTGACCTAAACATTTATTTACAATTTCACATTTTGGAACTGATTGAACTCCTTCTATTCCTGCAATTAATAATTCTAATTCACTTATGTTAATTGCCATATTAAATGTCCAATCATCTATATTAAAGTAATTTGTAATTTCATCAATACATCTTACCAATACTTCTCTTTTATTATATCCACTATAAGTTCTAATTTCAAAATCAACACCAATGTTTATAATAAATCCATCCATTAAATTTACACCATCTGTTAACAAACGATATTCATTTAAATAAGTTTTAAGATTTTCTTTTAATGCTTGATTTGTTCCGATTTGCACTAAATTCTTATTAGAATTATATCCTAAAATATATAAGTTAATTGCAAATGGGTTATTCTTTTCATTTGTATTATTTTTCTTTCCTACTAAAAATTTATTAACCGCATCTTTAATTTCCATTTCACTCTTACCTTGTAAACTTGTTACAATACCTGTAAATTCACTTAGGGTGTCGGGGTTTGAAAGTATAGATGATGGTGAGTTATTATCTAATTCTCCATCTGGCGCACAATATGCTTTAGCAATACCACCATACTTTGCAGGAAGTGAAAGGGCTCTTACTTGATAATCTTTACGGGTTACTGCTCGGTTTTGAGAACCAAATGTTGCTAGAGCATTTTCTCTAATTTCATCAATAGTTTCAGCACCTCTTGCTCCATTTGCTGCCGTTTCATTTTCAACTGCAATTGAACCCTTAGCAACTGTATATGCTGCCAATTGGTCTCCACTAAGTGAAATTGTATCTTCATCAAATGAAATATTTGTTATTCTATTTAGTTCACCTTTTGGTGTATTTGCCGAAATTCCACCACCTACTAAGTACGAAACTGTAATGGTAGTATTAGCAGGTGCCTGGCCATAACTTCTTGTTTTCAAAAAGTTTGCAGGGTCAAATGACGCACCTAAATTATCTATTGATGAATTTAATCCCAATCCTACATTTTTAAAGTTTGGTATAAGAGTTTCATCAGATGAGGTAGAGTTGCCACCACCAAACACAATTGTTGTAGTGTTATCTGCATTTACTTTTGTTACAAATCTACGAGAAGTTTTTATTAACTTTAAAACATTTGGAACTGACTCTTTAAACTGAACTAAGTCCTTATCAGTTTGATGTGATATAGGATAATCTACAAAAACCATCTCTTGTGCAAGATATGGAACTTCATACCATTTATTTCCACTACTATCTCTTACATCATATATTTGAATTATATTTGTTTCTGCCAAATCTATTTTTGAAAATTCTTGTGCAGTTCCAAATGTAATATCTATTGTCTTTAATTCTGCAGATATTGCGTTAACGTACTTTTTAACTAAATAAAAGGTTGGTTCACCATCTGCATCTTTTCTATATATTGTAATTTCTCTCTCATCTTCAACACTAAAATCTAATAATTCAGTTGTTCTAAATAGTGTACCGGTTGTATTTGCTTCTACTACCATTCCCTCTTTGATTCTAAGGAAATACTCAGAATTAGGTCTATTATTAGCCCCTCTACCTATATTTGGAACTAATTGATAAACTGACAATCTTACTAATGCAGGTGATGTTACTTTTGGTTTGTATCCTAAATATTGTGCAAGTGCGATAACATTTTCTTTATCTTCCGCATATAACATTAAGGATTCTTTTAATGTATCATCTATATAATACCCCAAAACATCTCCAATATACGATGCCATTTCGATGAACATCATACCCGGTGAGGTTTCGTTAAAATCTGAATATGTTTGTGGGAAATAAGTTTTTGCGTACTCAATTAAGTTTTGACGGAAACCGGCAAAATCTTTATTAAGATATTTTATATCTCTACCTTGATTACTTTTTCTTGTTATACTATTTAATGCCATTATTATTATCCCCTAACTGTAAAAGTTATTTCTTGTGTTTCAATTGTATTTCCGACCGTAAACTGAATTGTCATATATGCTGTGTGGTTATCCTTCATAGCATCAGTCATTTCTACATCAATTTGTTCAATATTAATATATGGTAACCAATAACTGACAGTTTGGGTAATTACATCTTGTAATTGTGATTCAAACGTATCATCCATTGGTTCAAACAAAAGTGATTGTAACCCCGTACCAAACTCTGGTTGCATTACTCTTTCACCTTTTGCCGTTAATAGTAAATTTTTTAAATTTGCTTTTGCTTGTTCGAAAGATGTAAAGGCTTGTTCAAAATAACCAGTATTACCTCTTTTAATAGGTAAAGTTATTCCATACGCGTAAGAATCAAATTCTTGCGTATCCTTTACAATTTTACTACCAAGTACATAAGCCATATTATTTCTTAAACCTCTTAACTAATTCCGAATTATCTCTATTTAAAATTCTGTCTAATCCTGCTAATCCAGTCGTAACACCTAACCCACCTTTTTTAATCCCACTACCTCCCATATCACCATAACCCATCTTAGAAGCCATTTGAGTTCTCATTGCTTCAATTCCACCTTGTGCTCCACCTCCGTATGATATCGTTTCATCTATATCAGGTTCGGCATCCATATAATTTGGAATGTGTGAATTTGAGTAACCTTCATTTATTGGTTGTTCCATTTGGTAATTATCTAAAATAGATGAACCACCTCCCATTTGTCCTGCACTTCTTTGTGCTGCAGTAAATGGTTTTGTTTGATTTAGTATTTCATTTATAGTTGAATTTCTACTCAATTGTTTTGCAGGTTGAACTTGTCTTACTTCTTCTTTAATACTAGGAGTAGTAGTTCTATCTTTTTCTAACAATAGAGTTGCCAACTCAAACGGGTCAACTTCTTCCAAAATATCCTTTTTAGGTTTTGGAGCAGGAGTTTCGTTTAATAACTTACTAACTTCCTCTTTAATCATTTTAGGAAGTTGTTTTTTAATTTCTTGTTCTACAACTAATTTAATTAGTTGTGCTAATTTTTTAGAATCCATTTTAAAAATATTTGTTAACTTACTATAAATATATAGTTTGAGTATTTTGCATTTTTATGAGTATAAATTAGGGTTTTCTTTTAATTTTTTCCAATATCCACAAAACTTTTTCTTCCTATCCTCCAATCCATTGTATCCACCATTGATTCGTTTTGTAATATATTTCAATGTTCCCATCGAGTCATCTATGGCTGCTTCATTCAATTTACGGGTTCTCCAAAACCAACAAGCAGTTTCTGCAACATATTTCTTTTCAACTAATGTAGAATTTTCAACTACATCATCGGGCACCCCCTTTCTGAATTGGGAATAGTTTGCTCTGCCCGTAACTTGGATATACCCCCTGCCTGCGAAACGAAATCCATCACCAGATTGGGTATTACCTAAATCACTTCTACCTTCATATCGTTGTTGAGCACTTGATGGCCCCCAAATTTCTTTTGTATAAATAAAATCACCACTCTCATGTGCACATTGGGCAAGAAAGTGTGCTTTTTGTAATGGTGTTTTTATTCCCCATTTTCGCATAGCATCAATAACAACTTGTGGTGGTTCTTTTAATTTTATATTTCCACACTCCTCAATCTTTTCAGAATTAGGTGTATTTGTTACGGCAGGGTCTTCTTGATTATTTTCTGGGGCATTTTCACCATCGTTATTTCTAATTGCTGGACTTGATGCAGTCTCACCACTTAACCCTGCAGATGTTGAATCATTTATATCATACCCCTTATCAGTCGCATCATCTGCTATCACCTCTTGTTCTGGACTTAATTTTATAGCTTCTTCAACTTGCTTTTCTTCTTCTGTTTTTTCTTCCTGTGTTGTTGGTATGTTATTATTACCACCCATACTAGAACTTTTTGAAGCAGGTGGAATTGTATACCCCACAAATGGAACTGCACCTGGCCCTGGTGTTAATAAAGGTGGATATAACGATGTGGTTAAAAACATTCCTTGAATAGTAGGCAAGTGAGTTTGAATTGATGCAATCAATTGGTCTAAAAATACTGCCGAATCATCTGTTGGTTTTGCCATTTTGTTTAACTATAATATAATTTAAGTCCATCTTCATAATTACCTTTATACATAGTTGTTAATTTTTTTCTTTGTGGACCACCTCTTTTACAACTAATATGTAACCATATAGTGTTACCATGTTCAAAAATCATTTGGTCAAATGGAAGTGTCCCTGCAATCCATTTTGCTATTGGTAAATAACCATTTGGAGAAATTCCTGTAAATTGTACATCAATAGCCTCTCCCTTTTGATGTTGTGAAACTTTACCACCTGCTAGAGATGGTGTCCCTCTAAACGCAGAGTTTACTCGCATATTTGGATATTTTGCCTTTAAGGGTTCTAATATATTTTGAGCAACATTTTTTAAATTACAAACAATATCTTCCTCTGATAATCCTACTTGTGATTTAATTCGATGTGGAAATAAAGTTGCAATTGATAAATGTTTTAATTTAAAATTTGGTGATAATTGTGCATCATAATCAACCCCCGTACCACACGCTGGGTTTTTGCTTTCAACACTTGATGTTGTAACTGCTACTTCTTCAGGATTTTGTTTTTCTGCGTATTGTGATTCATCTGAATCTTTTAGAGCTTCTTTTACACTATTTGTCTGCGGGTTATTATCTTGACCATCATCATTTTCATCAGTCAAACTTTCAGTACCACTTTCAGATACTATTTTCCTAGCACCATCGACAGTATTATTATCGTTGGGTATTTTTGCTAATAATTCTTCGGTAGTAGGTTCTCCGGGTTCATCAGGAGTTGGTTCAAATGGTATTGGTTCTAAACTTTTAAAATCAGTTGGTTGCCATGTTCCAGGATTTGTAATCATACTACCAACTGTTGCAATGTTTATAACTGCACCAGGGGATGGTATAACAGGAGGTGGCCCTGCAGCCATCGACCCACCCGTCCAATACGCAATGAACGCTGGGCCCATATTAGTAATGATGGGATGTTCACCTGATGGTTGTTGTAATGCAGTTGCAAGAATACCATTTAATGTTGCCTCCATTAATTCAGTATTACCTTTTCCAAGTGTAACACCATTGACAGTATCCATACCCCTCTTTACAGCCATATCATATTCTAACGTAAGTTTTTTTGCAAATTCACCATAGGAATTAATTCCAGGTTGGTTTCGCATATAACTTAACATATTTTGTTTGAATATTTCTAAAGACATTTTATTCAGTAAAATTTAAAGTTGATTTGAATTTTTCTAATCTACCTTTGATATCATTAAATGTACCTCTATTTTCAGGACCGGTTGCAGTAGGGCCAGATGGTGTTTTGAATACTTGTGCATTAATAGCATCAATAAGTTCTTCCATTAATCCTTGTAAAGTTTGGCCTCTTACTAATGGTTCTTTATCACTTTCAATATTTAAATAAATTTGACCTTTTCCACCTAAGATGTATGTATTATTATCATTTGTAGTAACTCTAACATCTCCGTTGAAATCTAAATCTGCTCCCGCTTTACCATTATCAATAGACATTTTGCCATCTGATATAAATCCCCAATTTCCTTTTGAATAGAAAATCATTTCTTTGGATTTAGCAGATATTATAATTCTCTCAGAATTTAATAATAATTGGTCATTACCTTTTAATTCCGATGGATATGATTCGAAATGAGTTGGTTTAGTTTCAAAATTTGAAGAACCACCATCATCTATAATACCAGGTTGGAAATTTAATTTATAATCACCTGATGTAATTGCAATAATGGTGCCATCTTTATTTACATCTTCTTCCGTTAAAGAACCTTTTTTTAATTTATTAAGTGATTCGCTATTTTGTCTATTTCTTAAAATGATAGTAGGTGCAAATTTTCTATCTGTGTCCTCACCATTATTATATCCACTAAAACGAATTGATTGACCAAACCGTGATTGTATTATTTTATCACCTTCATATAATTTTAGGGGATTGACTTGTTGTTCTTTAAAGTATTTACCAATTTCAGTTTTTCTATCATCAGTACCACCCCCACCACTTGGTGTACCTGTGGCATTTATAGCACTTAGTTCACTTGCTTCATTACCAGCCGGTTGAGTGTTTGGGTATGTTTTAACATCTACATCTTTCCTAGCATTACCTATATTAATATTTCCAGAAATAGTTCGTTTATAATGTAACCTACCAGCAACATTTATAAGTTCAACGGTCTCACCCACTAATGGAATACCCTCTTCAGGATTAAATGGAGGAAATACTATACTTTTTTTAATAGAGGTAGTACCATCATCAACGGGTCTTACTGCTGCAAAACCAATATTAGATGTATTTTTTTGCTCTACTTCACTAAAATCATATTTTAGTAATAAATCACTTTTATCATCCAATATAATATCTACAACAATGCCAGTTTTACCTACTCCATTAGAACCTGCGACTGAATTAGTATCGAATCCGCTATTTGATATACCTATTCTAGTAGTTGCCATTACTTTTTAATTTTTTGTTTTATCTCTTCTACTTCGTTTGTTAACTCATCGACCTTAGCATCTTGTTCATCTTTTACTTCCAAAACAGTTATTTCAATTTCTTTTAATAATTGTTCCTTTTCTGCATCAGATAAGAATCCAACATCTCCTTCGGATTTTGAATTTGCACTAATTATTCTTTGTGCAATTGCTGCTAATTTTATTAGAGAATCATCGTTCCTAACCGATACATCGACTAGGTCTTTTATGATTGGTCCAATAACCGCCATATCACCCGCGTGACGAATAATATTTTTCATTTCTGCTATTAACTCAGAAATTCTTTTTCTTTTGTTTTGTTGGTTATCGTAGATGTCTTTAAACAATCCACTTAAATCCTTACCAGGAAATAACTCAAAATTTATACTCATATTTTTATAATTAAGTTCACTATATAAATATAAGGAATAAAAAAACCCCATTTTAGTGGGGTTTTTCTCAATTATGATTTCTTTTTATAATTTCCTTTTTTCTGCTGTTCTGATACTGTCTTTTTAGCAATTTTCTTTCGGTTCTTTTCTTTTACTTCTTTTTTTGTGGTTGCCATTGCATTATTCCTTTTCTAGTTTGTTTATAATAATTTTTATTTTAGGGGTATATCCTTTAGGTAGTTTATTGATAATTCCTTTAAACGATTTGATTTTATGGTCGTAATAGTTTACCTCTAATATAGTTTCGGTTAAGTCC